GATCGTCATCGCCGTCGGCGGTGGCTTCGGCGGCTTCTATCCGCACACCTATGGCTTCGGCGGCGGTGGCCTCCTGCTCCTGATCTTGGTGATCCTGCTGGTCTCCGGTCGACTCTGACGCTTTAGATGTAGAACTTCCACGCGTACGGGTCATCGGTCACACCCAAGAGGTCCGTGATTTTCATGACCTTCAACTTCTGGTCGGTGCGCCGGATGGTGAGCTGCTGGCCGACGTGGCACTGGTAGATCACGAACTTGCCGATCAAATCTTCGGGGGAACGGATACCGGGCGCGAAGTTCGCGAGCTCAATGCCGCTGGAGGTTTTGCCTTCCAAGGCACTGGGGCCGGCTTTGAGCACCCGGCCCACCGTCACCTGATACGACTCGGCTTCCTGCGAGACATCCACCACCTCGATGCCGCCATCGCTCATGGTTCTAGGCTTCAAGGGCTCGACCACGATGTTCCACAGTCCCGGCGTGAAGGGAAAGCCGTCGACGAGCAGGTCCGGCTCTTGGTGAGCCACGTCGGAGAGCGCGCGCCGCGCGGCGCGGTCGACCAACGAATTGCTGTTAGAGAGGGGCTGCGCTTTCATCGTCGTCTCCGTTCAAACTCTTGATCTGTAAATTGATCTTATCGATGGAGGAGGTGAGTTCCTTGCAGCGTCCGACGAGCTCGTGATACTGCGGATCGCTCACTCCTCGAGCCATTTTCTCCTTCAAGTCCTCGCGCGTCGTCTGCAGGACCTTGCGTAAGGACGCCAGGCATTCGTACGCGCCCGGCAATCACTGCACCGTGACGGTCAAGGTCGTGGGCACCCCGGGGGTGGGCAGCGGGATGGCCTTGCACGCCTGCAGCGACTGGGCGCTCTCCACGCCGGCGACGACCGCCGTCACCGCGAAGCACTGCGTGGTGCCGGGCGTCAGGCCCGCGGTCACCGTGGCTCCGGTGCTCGTCACGCCGCTTTGCACCTTGGTGAGCGTGGGCGTCGACGGCGTGGTCTGCGTGCCCTGGTAGATGTTGTACGTGATGGTGCCCGAAATGGGCTGGCCGCTGGTGTAATCGACCGGCGCGCCCCATGCCAAGGTTGCGGTCGGGGTCTGCGCCCACGCCCAGGTCGATATGAAGGGGATACACGCCAACAGCAATAATTTCAGCGTCTTGCGCATTGATGTCTTCCTTGCGTGGGAATCAGCACGATTTAACTTTGACCGGCAGTTTCGATAAATCCCGGCCCTTGTCTGCGGCCGCGAAATCAGCGCCGACCTTTTGCGGGATCCCGACTTCGCGCGCGAACTTCGGGTTGTGCTTGACCGCCTCCATCAGGCGATGCTGGCGCATAGAACGGGACGGCATCAGAGAAACCCTCGTGAACCGACGCGTCGACCCGCCAATTCGACGTACCAACTTCTAGGTTCTAGCGTGACATCTTCGTGCGCGTTCATTTGAATCGCCAATTGGGCACGGGTCCAGTCCCGCAGCAGCGCAGCGTCGTCCATAAATTGAATGGGAGACAAGTAAACATCGTATTGAAATGAGGGACCCAGCATCCTCATCGCAGCACGTAGCCCGGACACCGAAAAATCGACCTTGAACGCTTGGATTTCAACAAAGTCCGTCATCAGGGGAAGTCCGTGCTGCGCGGCTGGTGCCGGCGCAGGTCCAAGGGGTCGCAGGACTGCAGGATCTGCACCATGTGGCAGCGCGTGCAGCGCGACTCGGTGAAATAATGCTCCTGGGTCACTTGCTCACGGATGCGCTGCAGGCGGTGGCCGATCAAAAAGCAGATCAGGCACTTAAAGGCGCGAAACCGCGGTGGTTCATCGTCGAAGGGAATCAAACGCGGCTCCCTGCCTCATGAGGTGAGCCGCATGATAGGACGGATGTGCGCGATCGCGCTAGATCGTGTGCTTGGCGACGGTCTCGCGTTCGCCCCAGCCCATGGTGTTCTTGTGCGCCGCGCGGGGTTGCTCATCCTCCTTCGCGCCCATGGCGGCCATCTCGTCCTCCTCCCGTTCGGGCTCGCCGGCCTCCTTGCGCTGCGCCTTCGATCCGGTCATCTCCGGAATGGCTTCCGCGGTGCGCATCTCGTGACTGCCGCCCTCGCCGATCACGTGATCCGCCTCGACCGGCTTGCGGTACACGCCCTGACGGTTGGTGTATTTGCCGCGTTCGCCCAGCTCCTCGGCGTGCGACTTTTTCATGAACTCGGCTTGCGCGCGCTTCGACCCTGCGGGCGCGCGCTCCATGGACGCATTCAGGCCGCCGACTTCCGGGTGGCTGATGGGGTCATCGTGCTCCTTGGAGACATGCTCCATGGCTTCCGGCATCTGCATGCGGCGGGCCGCGCGCGGCGAGCTCGCCGTGCCTGCGACTCCGTGGCCCATGCCGGTGTCGTAGTCGTCCTCCGACATTTCGTGGTCTTGGCGGCCTTTGCGCAGCGCGCCTTCGCCCTCACCCTCTTCGGGTTCGGCCATGTCGACCTTGCGCTTGGCCTCCGCCGGGGTGCGCGCGAGACTCGCGCCGGTTTGCTTGCGTTCGTCCATCCGATTCACGTCTGCTCTCCTTGTTCGTCATCCATGGCGCCCATGGGGGGCGCTCCCATCGGCGGTGCGCCCATGCCACCCATCGCGGAGGCGGGCGGCATGGGTTCAGGACCGGTGGCCGGTCCCATCCCGGGCGCGGGGCCGGGCGCGCCGGCCGAGTCGCCACCGTGCATGGCGCCCTCGGGGCGTCCTGGCATTGCGTGCAGGCGGTTCAAGCGCTCGTGCGGGGTGCCGGGATCGGCGCCATGGGCGGCGCGGTGGGCCTTCATGCCGTGCTTCATTTTGGCGGTCACGTATAGTTTCCTAGGCGCAGATGTTCGCGCAGCAGGTGGGCCAAGAGGATCAAATGCTCGACGGCCTTCAATTCGCCATCGGGATCATCGGGAAAGAAGAATTCAGCGTCGGTGAACCATTCGGACAGACCCTGCAGCGCATCGCGGACCTGGGTCACGTCCATCGGGTTGTCGCACAATTTGAGCGCGACTTCGGAATGATTGAGCCGCTTGGCCTCCATGACGGCGGCCACGGCCGCGACCAACCCCGGGCTGCTCGCCACGTGCGGGATGGGTCTGCGGGCTTGGGTCTCGGTCATTTCCCACCTTGCGCAAGATCCGCCTCGAGCGCCTGCTCGCGATACCAGTCCTCCGATTGCCCGCCAGCATAGAGGCGCGCCAGCACCGCTGCAACGCCGCCGAAGCCGATCCCTAACTCATTCGCCGCGGCCGCAAACTGGCGCGGGGGGATGTCGGCGGAGCCGGCTTTGAGCTTCTCTCTTAAGAAACCTCGAGCCTGACGGACGTGGGCGGCGGGGACGTTCATTTAGAATTTGTGGTGCACGTCGGCTTCCATTTCCTCGGACGAGGCGGCCTTGGCCAACTGATCGCCTTGTTTCAGACTCGCCTGATGCGCCTGCTCGGCTTGGCCTGCTGCTTGCGCGGCATCATCGTCCGCGTGCGCCTGGGATTGCTCGTGCTCCTGCGCGCCTTGAATCAGGTCTTGGACGTGGCCCTGTTCCTTGTGCTTCAAGGCGACCGCCTGCGCGACGCCCTCGCGGATCGCGGCCGTGGCGGCCGTCGTGTCGATGCGCGCCTCTTGGTTGTTGAGTGCTTGATCCTTGCGCCGTTCCTCGTTGTCGAAGGCAATCTGCTTCCTGCGCTCTTCGGCTTGGAACTCCTGTTCCTTCATGTCGAGGGTGGCCTGCGACTGCGCCTGCAGGGCTTGCAGTTTCGCCTGCGCCGCCTGCTGTTCGGCCGACGGGGTGCCGGGTTTGGGCGGCGGGTGCGGCAGGGTTCCAATGATGGCGGCCACCCGCGCCGTGATCTGCGCCTCGGTCTGCGGATCCTCACCCTGCGGGTTGCCGTCCTCGTCGAAGCGCGGCGGCAGGCCGGCGGCGGCCATGACCTGCTTCAAATAGGCTTTGGACATGTGATCGCGGATATGCGCCTGCATGGCGGGTTGGATGGTCTTCTCGAACACCTCCGGGGGATACAGGGAGGACGCCCGGGCCAGCCCATCTTGGTGGATGGCGATGTGCGCTTGGTCGTCCTGCTGCGGGTACACCTTGACCGCGGCGCCCGCAAAGATGTTGGCGTTCTCGCCCACCGGATCGAGGTACGGCGGCTGTTTGGCCACCGGGCCGATGGCATCGATGTTGGGGACCTTGAGGGCCACCAGCATGCGGCGGTGCGCTTCGGCGCGGTGCGCGGGCGGATACAGGTCCGGCGCCTTCTCCTGCTGTTCCAAGACCGCTTGGGCGCGCATCACGCGCTGGGTGTCCGAGGAGATGGCGGGGTCCGTGACACAGACGACGTCCACCCCGGGCGCGAAGTCCGATTTCAGCAGGAACTGTTCGTCATCGCCGATCTGGTAGTCATACCGGTCGGGCATGAAGTCTTCCATCAGCTCGCAGAGCATCTGCAGCTCTTGGCTCATGGAGACGTGCAGGCGCTTGTGGATGGCGTTGGTGGGCTTTTGCGCCTGATCGATGAGCGCGATCGTGGTGCCCACCGGACCCGTGTTGCTGCCATCGCCCACGGCGGCGTCCGTGGTGCCCGTGAAGCGCTGGCCGGCCTCGACCAACTGGCCCAAGAGCTGAAACAAGGCCGGCGAGGGCTCCTTGAAGGGCGGGGTGAAGAAGGATTTCGCCAGATCCTCGCCCGAGGAATCCACCTGCTGCCAGACGCCGAACTCCAAACGGAACTCACCCGCAATTTTCGCCTCCTTGGAGACGAAGCCGCCTTGGAAATTGGCCGCGAGCGCGGCATCCAGCAACGAATTGACGGCGCCCGAGGCGGCCATGCCTAAGGACCCGATCACGTGCGGGTAGCCCCAGCCGTAGAAGCCCAACCCGGGCAGGAACTGGTGGTGCGCGAACCAGATGCGCTTTTTGAAGGTCTTGTCCTTCTTGCGCCAGTTGCGCCGGACCATGAGGACTTCGTCGTTTGAGGCATCGACCACCACGATGTAGGGCCGGCGGCCGATGTCGCCGTCCTTCAAGGATCGCGCGCCGTCGCCCAACGGGTCGCATTCCAACTGCAGGTCGATGTGGTATTCCAGCATCTCGTAGAGCCGATCGCGCTCGTGCATGGAGGGCGTGCGCTGGTCGGAGATATCCGCGGCCTGCGCGTGCTCGGCTTGGCCCACGGCCGGTTGGGGGAGGTAGATGTCCAAGAACATGCCGATCTGCATCGACTTGTCGATGTCCTCGCCGGTCATGGTGAACTTCCACGCGTATCGGGGCATCGACTTCAAGTCCATGCCGGCGTAGGGCGCGATGAAGTTGGTGGCCTTCACGTGCCGCAGGATGGGAAGCCCGGTCGTGAAGTCCTGGGAGGCGCGACGGAAGGCGCTGCCGCCCATGGGCAGGTACATGCACATCTTGTCGGTGTCATTGAAGTAGCCTTCATCGACATCGGTCAAGTAATGGTTCACGAAGGTGCGGATGCGCTTGGCTCGAGCGGTCTTTGGCACCGTCGTTTGGCCTAAGATCTTGGTCTCGGCAGGCCCGGTGGGCGGGAAGAGCTCGACGATGGCATTGGCTTGGAACCGGGTGGTCGCCTCCATCAGCATCGGGTGCGTGGTCTCATGGCCGCCCAAGGTCTCATCGTTGTCGTCCGAGGGGCTGGTGGCCTTCAACCCCAGCATGGCCATGGCGGTTTTTTCGCGATTCTCCCAATCCGCCCGCGAAGCGATGTCCGCGACCACGAATTCGTTCAGGCGCATGGCCAGAAGCTTTCTTTCCGAGACATCCATGCACTCGGCCAAGTTCTCGTCGAACTCGCCTTTTTTGGGGATTCGGGCCTTTAAGGGTTCGCCCGCATCGACCACGATCTGCCCGTCCGGGGTGCGGGTGATGGTCATGCCATCGTGCTTGGAGATGCCGGTCTTGACGTCCGGGGTCGAGGTCGCGAGGGATTGGTAGGCCAAGAAGCGCTCCGGCGGATCGAAGCGGGTGAGGGTAGCAGCGGCGACGCCGCACCGATATGTCAGCGGCTGACGGTCAGGCGATCTGTCCTTGGTTCACGAATCCGTGCCAATGCCCTGATTTTGAAGCATCGATGGAGGGCATCACCGTCATGGTGGCGAAATCGCGGGTAGATAACTTCCATGCG